CTGCCATTGGCTGCTGAAGCAGACATGTAGTCACCGGCTTCAAGCACCATTTTGCCCGAAATCAATCCGACAGCAGCGGCGGCGGGGACTGAAAGTGCCTTCACGAGTTCTGTTTTTTTGTTAGAAACATCGCTGTCATACCAACACAGCGAAACAGCCTGAGCACCACTGCCTATGTTGGTAGCTTGCGCCAACAACACAATCGCAGTTTTGCTGGCAGGGCAAATATAAACTTGCTGCAAGCCAGTCGTTAAAGTCTTCTCATCGTTTTTAAATGTATTAGCCATATTCTATACTCCTAGGACAAAGCCAAAATTAGTGGAATTGGATCCGATGTGACCGGTGTAACCCAGGCCAAACCTGTGGCAGCACCAGATGTTGCTTGCAGATTCTGTCCATCTGAACCTACGGCTAGTCGAGTAACTGTGTTGTCAGCGGTCGCAGCGTAAATATCACCCTTCGCATCAACCGTCGCTTCCAGCACCGCTCCACTCAAAGAAGTGAGAGCACCCGCACCGGGGTTGGCTGCCCAGTTCGTTTGCCCATTGGCTTGGCGGACAAGGATCTGATTCGTCGAAGCGGCAGAAGCGTCAGATGAACCGATACCGAGTTTCTCCTCGAGCTGAATAATCGCTTGTGAATGATTCGTATGGACAACGTCATGCAGCTTGCCTGCGTCATCCATTTCATCAGTTGCCGAAATGTTCGGCTGCGTGTCCGTGTCATCAAGCGTTGCTGGAAAGTTAGTTGCCATCTTAAGTCACCGTGATCGCTACGGTCAGTGTCCACTCGGAACCAGCAGCTTTGGTTCCAAGAGCCGCAACCTTACGGTTGAGGTTCGTTGAGGAGTCGCTCGAACCGTTCGCAACGGTCCACTCATTCCAAGCGAAGTTGCCGGTTCCTGAAGACCAGATGCTACGGAAAGTCACTGTTTGCCCGGACACTGAAGGATACCCTGACTCCATACCTCGGTAATCCTTGTTCGAGCTGGCCTGCAAACCGGTCTGACTAGCAGCCGCTGCGGTTGTCGAGTCACCTACGCCGATGTAGGCGTTACCGTTCGAGAACGCTGTCGAAGAAATGCCACACAGCAAATTCAGCAACACAGCGATGCCTTCGTTAAGAAGTAAATTGTCCTTTTTTTCAACCACTTCATCTGGCGGGAGACCCGCTTCACGGTCAGCGGCGTTATGCCATTTCTCAACAGTGGCAAGTACATCCCACGTTTTTGAATCAGTGGTTTCAGTGGACATAAATCAAAAGACCTTTCTCATTGTGAGACTGGGTCCACCCTGCCGAAACAGAGTGAACCCAACCCACGAGGAGCACTACCTAAGCGGTGGTGCTATCTGTCCGGCGGTCATACGGTGTGCGGACAAAGATGCCCACGTTCGCATTGCCGGAACCGGTGTAATCGATGACCGCACGCATATACGACTTGTAAACTTGTGCGGACAATTGTCTAGTTTGGCCATCGTCATTAGGTCCAACAAGATCGAAGCGGCCATAGCTGACCACTCCCGAACCAAAGTTGGATACATCTGAACCCTGGATCTCAACATCGAATGCAGAAACACCTGCTGCGATAGTGCCGAGAACCATTTCTATGGTGACCATGCAAGGACGGTCAACCTGCAAGGCAGTCGTACCAGCATTATCTGCTGCCACGTTACCTTGAGCCAAGATGACGTTACTTGCTGTTTTTGCGTCCCTGATAGTTGTACCAGGTCCGACTGTGCGTGTTGCTTGTGCCATAGTTCAAGCTCCTTAAGCGTTAGTGATGCCGTGTAGACGGGCAACGGAAAAGCTATTCGCAATCACAATGCCGGGATATACTTCGACACGTCCAAGATGACCCGGAGCAGATTCTGTCTCCCCGAAATCTTTAACATCGAAGCTTCCACCCAGGCCGAGGATGCCATACACATTCTCATCTGTACCGAAAGCCATTGCATAGATTGACGAAGTGACGCTCGAGCTACCTTGAGTCTCATCGAAACCAAGAATGGCGGAGCCAGTCTTATCGTCACCGATGATACGAATAGGGGTGCCGTTATACATGTTCACCTGACGGCCGAACACATCAGTGCCAACGTCAAGCAAACTGTAATAAGTACCTTGAGCAAGAGTATTAATCTTGCGTCGATTAGTACGGTTCATCAATAATGCGTCAGGCGCTGACTGGCCACGGAGGCTGTCCCACGCTTCGTCCAGCATCGAAAGAGTAAGCGCAGCACCATTGGTGCCTGCTGACACTTTCTGACCCAGGCCCTCATCGACAAGAGCATTTACGCCCTTAAAGTCTTTTGAGGTGCCAGTGCCATCGAAGAAAGTTGCATCAAATGTACGAGACATCGCTTTCGCAAACTTCGAATACTGGCGAGCCTTAGCTGATATCTGATCAGCTTGAACACGAACAATATAATTATCTATAAATACTTCTCCACCTAGAATTGCACAACCGAAGAAACGTTCTGTGTCTGTACCCATCGAACGGGTATATGACTCATTAACATCACGGAAGGCAGGATCTGGAAGAGTGTCCTCGACGGACACCTTGAGTGCATTGCCAGTAATAGAGGTAAACGGAAGCATCTCCATGATTGGAGATTCTTGGATGAGGGTAGTAACTACGCCTCGACCTAAAGTCGTTGACCCATATTTGGCAGACTCAAGCAGGGATAGTGATCCACTAGCCATAACTTAACTCTCCTTGTAGGAATAACAATGATTTCTAAATGCAGCTACGCAGTTCCTCGAAGTGCAGCATCAATAGCGTCCAATCCCATCAAATTGTCGGTGTTACGAGCTGGGGCAGAAACGCCACCCACTGCTGCAACCTCACGAGCCCTTGAATGAGCAGCCGTATCATGAGACTGTTCTGGAGATAAGAAGTCGCTTACAGCGGCCTCTAACTCCGTGCCTTCAAATCCACGCTTAGCAAACACGTCCTTCGCCAATTCAGCTTGCAGCGCTCGCCGCTCTCCTTGGAGAGCTTCAGCCCTATCAGCCATATCGCTAAGGTTGACCCCAACAAGATCTGCAGGCTTAACTAGTCCATATCCGTGCTCTGTAATCAGCTCATTGGCCTTTAGAGTAGATAACTCGCTAGTCAGGTGCTTGTTCTCTTTAAGAGTCGACTCCAACTTCTGTCGGAGTTGCGACGCATTTCCTTCAATGTCAATATCGCCATCGCCATCGAAATCCATATGTCTCCTACGCCCGGAATCGTTACGCCCACAACCACCGGGGTTGAAGTGGGGAATGTTTCACCTTCCCTCCCTAAACGTGTGTACTAGTAGGTACTTCGACCTGGCTGAGCAATCCTGTTGCCCATTTGTTGGGCAGAAAAGCCGCCCCCGGCTTTACCTAAAGCATTCTCGGCAGCCTGTGCATTTCTCAGCTCAGACGAATCGCCCAACATCGAACCCTGGAAGGCTTCTTGGACAGCTTGAACGCTGACGTTAGGAGTACCAGTAGCTCGGCTCATCATGCCCTGCAAGGCACTCTGTTTTTGGCCAAGACTGTTATAAGCAGAACGCAACTTCGCACCGTCAATACCTTGAGCAATAAATTTCTCTAACGTCTCAACGTCTGGCATGGAGAAACCAGCCTCGGTAGCAGCACTACCCAGCACCGCATATTCGAATGCGGATTCCATTTCTTCCAAACCTAGGAAATTGGCACCGTTAGGATTTTGGAAGATTGCGCCCATCAAATTTTGAGCGAACATCGGATCCATACGGAGAACCTTCGACACTTGTGCCTGTGACATCTGCCCAGAAGACTGCAAGCCACCCAACTTTGTCGTAAGCCGTTCCACACCAACAGTCGTCGCTCTTTCAATGAACGTCGCATAGTCAGTAGTACCAGCCGTCGTCGCTGCGTTGTATGCGTTCTCGAGTTCGTTCTTCTTAGCAGGGTCGACAACTGCATTGAATAAATCGTCAACCGTTACTGTTATGCCAGCATGCACATAGAAAGCGTCACGCAGTTCGTCTGAACCAGTTTCCAACTCTCGATAGGTTGCGAGCCGGTCACCTAACTCGTTAACGTCGACCCCTGTCTCCATCAACGCCGCATAATCTTGAGGCGATTCTGTAGACGCATCATAGAAACCAAAGTCATTAAGTGTTTGCCTGTAGTTATCGACAGTCGTCAAATACATTGCCTCATTGGCGAAACGCATCGTGCCATCGCTGCGATTCATCCCAGGGAACATTGTCTTCCACTTCGGGTCGCTGCGGATACTAGCGAGAATACCGTCACCCTCAAGCCCTTCAGTAACCCAACCAAGAATGTCATCGAACCACTGTGTCGCCCAAGGGAACATCCCAATCATGGCCTGTTTAAGAGCCTCAGGATTTATGTCAACGGGCTTAACTACAGACTTCGAGTTAGGTCCTCTTGCGTTATCTGGTCCTGGTGCGTAGGCAGAACTCAACCCATAAACCGGGTTACCTCGATCATCTAGAGTGACGGTGTATTTGAAGTTTCCATTAATGTCAACTTCGTCTTTATCCGCAGGGACGGTCGGCAATACATACTCACCTTCGGGTCCCCCGGTGTTTTCTTGTTCGAATCGGGCTACGTCTTCTTCGGCTTGAATAGTAAGACGACCCCTAAGACCATCAACCGTAATCGGAGAAAGCCCAGCCTGAATCAACTTTACGTTGAGTTGAGACTGCTCATCCCTCACACGATCCCTGTTCGCCTGAGCTGTTAATTCATTCTGTCGAACAACTTCTGCCCTCTCCTCATTTGCAGCAATCTGACTAAGTGAAAGCCCTGCAATATTTGCCTGATCTTGTGCTGGATTATAATTAACCATTATCCGAATCCCATCTTTTGACCGGCAGTGCTTAATTGACTAATGATTGTGGCCTTAGCGTTATCGGTCCCTAACCAGTCTTTACGTTTACGAATCGATTGTTTGAACTCGCTTAATGAAGTCCCCTTCTGTAAAGCTTCCTGCAGCATTTCGTCTCTATGATCAGGAAGGGCTGTCTCCATAAGCTCAGCCTGTGCTCGACGATACGGATCAGCGTAAGTAGACCATTCCATACCCGCAGGTTTGTATCCATACAAGCCCTGCGACTGCTTATCGAGCAGCCCCTCGAGGTCGGCATCACTCAGATCATTATCCACTAACTGTTTGCTGTAACTTTCCAACTTCTCGGAAGACAAATCGAGGCCATAACGTTCGCTCATATCTTTTACATCAGCACGCTTATCGTCGATATCGATATCGTTTTGCTTAGAGTCTTTTACCTCCTGGGCGAGTGATCGATTCCACGGAGAGTTCTCGATCCCCAGAGCTAAAGGCTGCAGCCACCGGTTCAACATCGAAGTCTGGGTAGTTATCCCTTTAGCAAGCTTGCTTGCTTGCTCATACCAACCGGCAAATTGCGGATCAGATTGCAGCTCTGCGATAGTTTCAGGCAACGCCAGGTTTTGGCCCGTATAGATTCTCCAATTAGCTTGGATCGATGACAACTGGTTCGCAATTGTGGTGGCTCTCTCAGCTTCACTTCCATTGGCCCAATCACGTTGCGTTTGGGTTGTGGAATTGTAGTAATCGGTCTGTCGAAAAGCATTGCCGAGGGCGACACTGTCTAGGTTTCCCTCTAGACCAAACTCACCGGCAGCAAGTCGGGCAAGAAGACCCGGCATATCCATCCTGAAAGCCTCATCACCCCAATTTAAAAGTTCCTTTTTGAATGTATCAGCATTCAATCTGAGATCTTGATTGCCTTGCTTGGCGTCTGGTATCCTCATAAACTTTTGCGACATTTGGGCCCAGTTATCAGGATCAACCACAATTGGGACTTCGCCCGCCGGTGCTTGAACCAACTTCTGGAAAAGAGTCTGACCATTGTCCAGAGGAACGGTTATGAAGTACTCACCCCCAACCTGATACAACGGGTTATCTTTATTGGTTTCGAAAAAGTCACTTATCATCGTAGGTTCCTTAGGAATTCTGACGCAGCGACCATAGTTTTCTGAATGGATGGGTCTTCCATTCCTCTTTTCGTCAGTGCGAAGCTGTCAACATCTTCAATGTTCCCTGAGCGCATACCAGCTTGGCCCGCATCACGAACATTGTTCGGATCTTGAAAGGAACCCAACGCATAGTT